CGCATTGTTTTTGAATTGTATCAATCCAAGTTTGATGTTTGGAAACTAAATTAGCTTTTGCAATTCGCCAAGTTTCAAATTGCTCGTACTCATTTTTAGTACAAGCTATTGCTCTTGACCTACAATAAGATGTTCCAATAACATCAAGATAGTATGGCGCATTAAAAGTTTTAGCCATACCAATTTCATCATCACTACTATGATAATTGCCACTACTACCTAATGCTTTCATACACTCATCAACATGTTTTGTTTTGTGTGGATTATCTTTGTTTTCATTTTGTTGAGCATAAATATCTGGGTTGCAATCTTTTGCTTTTAATTCTTCTCGGTAGTATGCAACAGCAAACTTTTTGCCCTCCTCACTTGAATACTCACTACCATTTAGATTGCCAAACAAACCAAAATCAAAGTGTGATTTTGTTTCTGTTTGTTGTCCCTCATCATCAACATTTTCGGAGTGTGAAAAATAAAAACATTTATCTTTGGCAACAACATCACAAGGTTGTCCATATTTCTTTTTAAAGTGTCTTAATGTTGCAACATCATCTGTTGGATAAGACCTTTCAACAACTTCTTTTGCAAG